TAGGTAAGCGTGAAGTCCAGAATGGTGCGGTTATCTTCATTGTTTGAACCAGCATAAGCCCGGTAGGAGGTATAGGTTGCCACCCCTGTCTGCGTGTGGGGCGATTCTACTGAGCTTGCGATTTGGGTTTCATTGCCAGAACCATCAATGCCAACCAACGTGTAGAGCACATTCGCCTCACTCTCCCAAGTAAACGTGTCTGTTGCCCTTGTGACTGCCTTGTAATCCAGTTCAGACTTGCTCTGTTCCAAGGCTTGGTAGCATAGGTTGGGGAAGGTGAAATCATAAAGCCGGTTGTCATCCGTGCAAGAAAGTTGCCTTGTGCTTTCCGTGTCAATGAAGCCCGAACTGATCGCCTGCAGGATGAACTCCATGTACAGCATCTCATCCACCGTAGTCAAAGAATCAGCAGCATCATAACTGGCGTTGGTATCATTCCAGACATGGCGAACTGCCTTGGCAAAATAGAAGCGGGGATAGCAGTTGCCGTGAAAGTCGTTTCCCCAGTAACCGCTTGAATTTGAAGCATCATAAGCAACGTCCCCGATTTTCTGGATACAATTGTAATCTGTAATCGAACCCGACCCATAGCTTGCTATGTGGTAAAGGTATTCAAGCACGGCGTTCTCGTCCGTTCTGCGCTTCGGAACATAACTGCCGGTAAAAGCCGCATACCAACCGCTGCTTGAATTGGTGACTGTCGTGGGGGAGGTTTCGTTTTCCAAACGCCCCGACAGCTTCACAATTACGTTGTAGTCTGACCCTGCATAGTAACTGGTAGGGTCGATGTAAACTGCTTCAATCCCATTATCCGGTTTGTAAATCTGGCAGCTTTCATAGTGCCTCTTGTCTCCCTCCCCGGCAGATGCTGAGTTTTCGGCCTGCACCATCGAATTAGTGTTATAGCCTCCCGTGCTCTGACTCCCCAACACATAGCGGTAGCCGCTTGGGTTCTCTGGTCGCAATGCCATCTTTGAACCATAAAGGACTTGCCGGTTTACTTCTGCCCTGTGGGCGAATCCTGTGGTGCAACTCATCCTTGACCAGTCGCAAGAAAGCAACCCGCAGCGATCAGTCAAGAAACCCATGATGTCGCCATAAGCATCCGACTTGTAGATGCTGGAATCAGAAAGCTTGTAGACGTTTGTAGTCTGTTGGGTTGTCCATTCATTCGTTTGCCCCCTAAACCTGTCATCCCGATTGTCCTTAATAGGTACAGAACGAATGCCATTCCTTACTCGCACCTTGGCATCACCGCTTACCGCATAAGTCTTGTCGCTTGTAGCCGTGAAGAATGTTCCGGCCATCTCCCCCCCGCTGCTCCCCGCGCTGGTAATTGGATAATACCGAACGAAGCCGTAAATGATGCTTCCAGCCCCCCCTGCGCTCCAAACTTGGTATTCCTCTCCCTCAATTAAATCCCCACTCGCCACCTCGGCAGAAGGTGGGGCAATTCCATCAAATACATCTAAATCGTCAGAGTATTGGCCCCTCGCAAATCGCTTAAAATGCAGATAGCTCTTATCCCCAATGACCTCATAGCCGACGAGGTTCTGCCTCTCAGCCATTCGCAGATTGGTTTGAATGAGTCGCCGCGCAGATTCATAAACAGGGTTTTCATTTATCTCCCCTGTGTTCGTGGGGATTCCTGCCACGGCTCGAATGATGCACCCATAATCCAGTAAGTTGTCTGATATGGTTTTTGGGTCGCTGAAAGTGTAGCCACTCTTATCATAGGTGGTTGAGGTAGGCCCATCCGTACTGCCCAGCCTCAAGCAAACGTAAGCGTCATAGATTGTCGGCTGATATTCCAACAGCATCGCACATTCAATGTTGATGGTGACGCTTGCAGGGAGAGTAGTCTTTAGCTTGAAACGTATGTCAGCCTCATTATAGGCCGATGTGAACCACTTTAATTTGTCAACCGTTGACCCTCCGACTGCCGTAATCGTGAAGGTGGTGAGGGAAACTGCTCCATTGAAAGCCTCAATCGTCACATCTCCCGCACCCACTCCACTTGTCTTGGCGTAAAATGCCGCATAGGTGAATTTGGGGGGAACCGTGTAGGTGGTTGTTCCGCTGTATGTGCCAGAGTTTTGAACATCCAAATAAGTTCCTGCAACCTCTCCGCTACTAAGCTCAAATTCAGGGTAAACGGCGGATATTGAACCAGCCGAAACTTCACCATAAGCCGGGGCGAGGCAGTATTGCCTAGTTAGGAAGTCCTGAAATTGGAATCCTTTGTTATACCGGTTCATGTCGGACTCTGCCCGTTCCGTTTCATTCGCCCGGTACTCCATCGCAAACCAATTCATCACTTGATTGATCTGCTGCCCTTTGTATCTGCGAAGGTATGCGTTGTCCGCGTAAGGCCCCTCAAGGTAATCAGTAAGAGGTAGAGATTCCGTTGAGCCATCCCACTTGATGATTTTGTAGGAGGTGAACCCTTCAAAATAAAACATCACACCATCAGGTTGACAAGTGTTGTAATCCTTGTCTATCACGCTTGCATTAAGCGCCTTAAACTTTAAATCATAATTCGGGGTGTAGCCATCGTCACAAATCGGGTCGGAAGCATCCAGCTTTGGAGAAGGCAAAAACCCCCCATAGTTTTGCAGGAAGAAGCCGCTGCTTGGGTAATTGATTAAACCATGCTCCTGCGATGCTTTGATTGCATTGCTTGCGGAATAATCTGAAAGGTCGCTGGGGACTGCTCCCCTTTGGTATTTTGAAAGCTCCCAGTATTCGGCAATGGTCGTTGGTGAATGGGGCGTAGGATCGGCAATGGTCGTTAAAAATAAAGGAACCCCGGTCGGTGCAGTCGCCAAGGTGGTTCCTGTTGGGTCAAACTCCCCGTCTGAATTAATTCGTCCTTCCTCATTAACTACAGAAGGCTCCAAGCCATAAATAAAAGCGCCGATAGGATTAGCAGCATTAATGCCCTCCGGTTCTCCCACTCCTGTCGTTGGCCATGTGATGGCAGACGATTCCTTGATGTGGGCGTACACCTTCCACCATTCATCCTCTGCCGCATAATTGAACCCATTAGGGTTGCGCATCCCCCTCATTATTGAGTGGGCATACCAGAGTAACCGCCATGTCGGGTCGCCCACTCCGTTCTTGAGCCGATCATTGAACGCCAGAGCTAGGCGATTGTAGTCTTGTGAGTAAACGCCTTCTTCTACATTGACCGTGGTGGCTTCTGTATAATCTACAGCCATCGTGAGACAACTTGAACGCCCGAACCGCCGCCGCCTTCACCTTTTGCTTTAATTGATGCCCCTCTTGTTGTTACATTTGCCCCAGTACGAGGTGTGATTTTACGGACTGCCTTTTGCAGTTCCCTTATGGCTTGGGACTTTCGCCCCGTTCCCATCTGAGGTGTAAAGTGATGAATCATGTTACGCCGTAAGCTTTATAGGTGCTAAGTGAAATCTCTGTGCCTTCCCACCATTCCTTCGTAATTTGCCACTTTCCATTACTCAACTCTTGAATGTCCGGTGTCCGGTAAAGCCACTTCGATGTGTCGAAAATGCCAGAACTCCCCAAGACACCCAGCAAAGGAATATCGTAATCCACAATAGATATCGGGGGGTCAATTGTTCTAGTTTCGGCTGCCATTAAAGTCTTTATGTTTGCCGTTGTCCAGATGCGATTTGTGTTGGCCAAGTGAGCAGCAATGGATGATGTGTATTGTGTTGTCTTGGTGTTCCGCAAGACATATTGGCTGATGGTAAAAGCCTCCTGTCCTTTTAATATATCCACACAGACAGCCTGCAAATCGGTGTAAAGGCTTGTGCCGCCCGTTATGGACGGGGTAGGAGCTACAAGCGCAGACAGTGGAATAATGGAGGTGTCACCAAAGTATTCTGTCAACGCAAAAGGTGTTCCATAAGGGTCTGCCATCGGGGTGCCATCCCCATCATTTCCAGCCAAATAAGCAGTTATGGCTAGCTTTACCCTTTCCGCCCACCCGTTTCCCGCCCCGGTAGCGGCTACGTTTATTACATCCTCGCATTTGGGGAATATATCGCATTGGTAAATGTCCTTCTCCAAATCATTCCCATCAAGCGTCCACAAGCTAGACTCTTGGAATTGATCCCCGCTTGTTGCCCCACGGGTAGCCGGGGCAGTTGGGGCACCTGTCCATAATGCAGAAGTAAGGTTTGATGTTACCCATGTTGCACTAAATATCCCAAGTTGGCCTCCTTCATCCCTTACCAAGTCTGTAGAGATCGCCCCGTCACGACCAGCACCACCTAAAAGGATTCCGCTTGTGCCGGTGAAATAAGTTCCAGCATAATCTTTATTGCCTGAACCACCATTGGAAAAAAGCTCAAGTGAATCAACCGGCCCACGCCAGCGCCTTGTGACGGTGTAACCTCCCTCCCGACTCCAAGTTGTGACAGGTTGAAGTTCTTGAACTTGGTCAGAATCTAGGGGATCAGGCGGGGAAAGGCTGTGTCCTGAATGCGGAAATCCTACAAAAGTCGTATTAGCCATTATGCGTTTGTGATTGCTGGAATTAAACCGTTGGTGTTCCTTTGAATTGATTGAACAGCAGCAAGGTTAGCTTTCAAGGTTTGTAACTCACTATCTTTTTGGCCCTTAAAGATTCCGATTCTTGCCAGTGCATCGGTTGGTGTTCTTCCACGCACCCCCTCAACGGCAGCACCACCACCACCGAAAGAAAGGTTCATTAGCGCTTCCATGTTCTTTTGGTACTGGTCATAAGCAGCGCCGGCTGCACTTGGGTCCATCTGTCCCAATGCGTACGCAAAGCCAATCGGCGTTGCTGAAAATATCCCGCCTGCTCTTATTTGTTGCAATACGGGTGCCATCGTCGCATTCAAGGCTGCAATTGAGCCACCAAGCGTAATTAGCACATTCCTAAGCACTCTTGCTATCTTTTCAAGAAGTGGCATGAGCACATTTGCCACTTGTTTTGCAAAAGCCATCATTACTTTTCCTGACTTGGCCAAGCTGTCGATAATCTCCTTATCTATAATCAGCCCCAACTCCTTGAAAAGTGACATGTTCTGGTCTGCATCACCTCCAAAGGTTCCAGCCGCTTGCTCCGCTTGAACTTGCTCAACTGTCTTGCCTGCAAGTGCCGCTGTCTTTTGTAAGTCAATAGCCTCAACCGCTTTTTGCACGGCTCCCTTTAGGATTTTGAAGGCAATAATTACCGACGCAATAGCAGCCACTACCCCGGCAACAACCAACCCAATACCCGTGGCACTTAATCCAGCCAACGCCCCTGCTCCTGCCGCCGCCCCCCCTGCACTTGCAAGGGCACTTAACCCCATTCTGCCAAGCGCAGCACCTCCTGCTCTCCCAGCCAATGCTCGCCCCGCCGCCCCTCTTGCCCCCCTCCGAGCAGCGGTTAATCCCGCCAAACGCGCCTCTGCCTTGGAAAGCTCAACAATCGCTCGCAACCTCTTTTGGCGTGTCAGCGATGATTGCTCCAGCCGCTTTGCCAATTTAAGCCGCTCCTGTTCAGTGCGTTTTATCTGGTCATTTAGCTTTGAGATGCTTGCGGTTGTCTTGGCCGCTCGGTTNTATTCTTCATTGAGAAGTTTCTGCAGTTTTACCTGAACCTTTTGAGCTTCCGTTTGCTTTTGGGTGGACGCTTTAGCTTCGTTGGCCTTTTTAACAACCTTGTTGATAGCGGCATCGAAACCGGCCGTGTCGCCCGTGAAGATAAATTTAATTTCGTTGGCCATTGTCAGTTGTCTCCTTCTGTTTCCTCTCCCATTGCCGCCTTGCGGCTTCCCCGGCTTCTGCATGGGCATCAGTCACAAAGCCACACGCCCCTTCGCTTTCCCCTATTGCCGCCATGTCAAAGATTGCCTCGCCAAAGGGTGTGTCCATTGCCTGCTCCTTGCTCATGTGCAATTTGCTCATCAAAGCCACCTTCAAATAATGAAGGTTGTTCATTGAAACAGGCTTTTGGTTGTCTATCTTGTTGAAGAACAAACTCGGCTCATTCATTGCCTTTGTCAGATAATCCACAAAAGTCATCATCGCCTTAAGCTTGTTTCTCAGTCTGCCCATCCATCTCAGGAAGCGCATTTCCTTCGTAAAGGCCATGTCTGCCAAACCCTGCATCAATTCTCGCCAATTGCGCTTGCAGACCCAAATGGCAAAGCACAAATCCCCGAACATCGGTTGCCTGTCCCCGGTCACAAATGGGCTGCCGTAGCGGGTCAGCACCATCATGTGACCAAGGGACAAAGGTTTCAACCGCTGCCCAAGGACTCGCGCTTGGGGAGGTATGACTGCTTTTAGGTAATCACTTTCAAGGCCCACACTATCAAGAGCCCGGTATGGTTTGCAGGGCAACCGCTCCAACGGTAGTTGCAGCAGGGTTGTTGTACTGACTGCAAGGAAGTGACACCCTGAACAAGTCTGTATTGCTTCCAGAGATTGAGCCGCCGCCTATGTAATTCCAGTTACCAACTAAAATCGGCGGTAACTGCGCTCCATCCTCTGCATCCTGTGCTATGGCAACCAAGGCACCGGGGGAAGGTAAATCCAACTCCGCTGCCGCAGCCGCCTCGCTTCCTGCATAAAAGATAATCTCCCATGTGCAAGTGCGGCGATGGTTGTAAAGGTTGTAACCAAACACATTCCCGCGCTGATCCCGTGCTTCCGACGTATCCACCTCATCCGTCAGGTTGAGGCTCTGCATATAGTTCTCCGTAAGCGCAACTGTCCCCGCTAATGTGGGATAGGCTACGGTGCCGTCTACGCCATAAATGGTGGCGCTGCCTACTATCGTATTATTAGCCATAATTTCATTATTCTAGTTTATATTTACATTTAATTTGCTCCTTACGAAGCCGCTCACCTTGTATCTGACCAAGCTTCCCGCCGGTTCTTCTGTCCCCATCCTGACGATGCTGGATGAGCGGGAACTGTTTGTCCCTGCGACTGTCGAGTTTGGAATCTGATAGTTGTCTAGCAGGACAAACACCGACTCGGCAACTGCTTCAGCGGTGTAATAGGTGCCAGAAATGGGACGGTTTACTGCTGGGTTTTCAATGCAATCCACTTCCCAGTTAAAATCTACTACTGTCTTCTCAAGCACCCTTATCATGCTGACAGGGCGCAGCACAATTGCCATGACCCTAACCCTGTTCAGCATTTCCTCCATCTTGGACTGTACATCATCATCCTCCAAAACTAACCCTGAAGAATAAGCAACCGTGGCTGTTTCATCATCCACCACCGAACCCGACAGTCCAATCGTCCCATTTAATGTGGTGGCATCTTTTGATGCGGAGGAAGTCAACATAAACGCTGCCCCTCCCGAAAAATTTAGAACTGTTGAGCTATCAAGGTCGGCTGAAAGCGGGTCAACGGTCATAGTTGTAGTTCCATGCGGATACCCTCCTGCATTATTAATCACGGCAGCAACAAAAGGAGATTGCCCCGAAAGTCTAGTATGGAGCGCCCCTTGTATGTCTGTGAGGTATACAGCCATCAATAAATCTCAGCACCGGTAGAGGTAGTGCAACAACAGTCATCCGTTGTGGATGTCACTCCATCCTTCACACTCTTATCGTTGTTGATGCAAACCTTCTTCTTGTAGCCATAGCTACCCCTGTCATCATAAAAGGTGTCGGCTGTCTCGGTGACAGGCTTGGGAATCCCAAAGCGACAATCAGAAACCTTGTCCATGAAGGAGATTGCGCTGTTATACGCCGCAATCCGCACATCACTAACATCCGTAACCGCACCTCCAACTCGCTTCATTAACTCAACAATAATTATGTCGAGTGCGGGGGAGTGGAGAACATCAGGCAACGCCGCTGCCGTGGATGCCAGATTGTTCCTTGGGCAACCTTTTATGTATCCGCGAACCAACGCAGCAACGTCATCTGTAACCTCTTGAATTATTCCAGAAGAAGTTTGCCCTGACGCCAAGCCGATAGAGTTGTATTTCGCCAACTCCGTATCAGTCATGCGCGTCTGAACGTCAGACGTTGCTATCGTTGACCAAGCCATTAGCTGTTAGCTTTCTCAGCCTTTTTAATTCCATGACGCAGGAACAAAGCGAGCAATGAAGTGATAATCACATTGATGCCTTCGCCCATCTGAAGGTCGCCTGTCATGATTCCAGCCACGCCCCCAACTGCTCCCAATATCGCCGTCCAAGTTGTCTTTGATTTTAGCATGTTATTTCTTTCTGTTTTCCATTAGCTGTTTCAGTTTCAATGCAATATAAATTAACGATAGCAAACTGATTCCCAGCTTCGCAAAATTGTCCATTGCCACAAGCCAACTGCCTAGGCCCGTAACACTCGCCAATGTAACCTTGATGTCATCCAAACTCACTCCGTTGCCCCTTCTACATATTCAATATCAAAAAANGGTGTGTCTATCTCCAGCTTGCCGGGGAGGCTCTTGCACCCTGCCCCTATCAATATGGCGAACACGCTCAAGGCTGTTATTAAAATTATTCGTTTCACTTCTTCACTACCTCAACTTGCATTGGGTTTTGCTCACTCCCTTTCGGCAGATAGCATTTGCCCCCATTCTCTGGCAGTTTCTTTTCCACCGTAAGCTGCTTCAATTGCTCATTGGGTACAATCATCTTGGTTTCGCGGTCAGTCATGAAGAAGGTGGTCGAAGTAAGCCCCAACCTAATAACCCTCGCCTGCCTCCCGCTGATGTAGAGAATTTCATCGTTCTCAAAATCGCTGCCCCAATAAACTATTACACCCTGTGCGAAATTAAACAGCACATCCTTGAACAACAACGCAACAAACGCCGCGAGCAACAGCCACCCATAATGGCCAATTGCCCCTGCCGCGAACCGCTCTATGGTTGCTTGGTCAAGGGCATTGGTCATTCAGCTGGTGCTTCTTCTGGTGCT